TAAGAACCTTGAAGGGGGTTTTGCTCATTTCGTTCTCCTGTTAGTGGGATCTTCACGATCTTGTAGTCAAAGCCTTCCGCGTCATAAATCTTTTTACGTTCATAGAAATGACGAAGCGTGTGGTTTTCGTATTTTTTCCATGACAAATCATCAACTATGTCGTAGAGTCGTGCGGTGCTTTTGTGAACAGACTTTCTAAGTTGTCTTCCAATACTCTGTAGCACCCTGACCCGACTCTTTGACGGTGACGCGAACACAATATTATTTAGGCGTTTGATATTCACACCAGTTGAAAAAGTTCCGTAGGATGCGATGATGATTGAGTCATCTGTTTCCTCAACTAATTTTCTTACTGCTTCGCGTTGTTCGACATCGGTTCCTCCGTAGATAAAATGCACAGGTTTTTTAGAGTCTTTGAGCATTTCGTGTAGCACCTTTCCGTGCTTCTCTACGAATTGAAATAATACAAGCGTGTTTCCCTTTGTTCTTTCTGCCAAGTCACATATGAATTTGTTTCTGCGCTCGTCTGTGACAATCCATTCGATTTCATCTGCATACCTTGTTCTACGCATGAACTGACGATCAGTTCCGTTGTATGATAGCATCAGACAATCGATAGTCAAGTTGGAAAGCAGTTTTCGCTCCATCAACTTTTTGGTGGTCACAACTTTCTTTGTCGGACCAAACAGACCCTCAATAACTAACTTGTGTGTCAGTAGACCATCAAGTGTCCCGGTTGTCGCTATACGGTATGGGCATGTGGTCAAGCGGGAGAGGATTTGTTTCAGCGATTTCGATTTGAAGAGGTGTGCTTCGTCGCCAAAGACAGTCCCAAATTGCTGAAAGAATTCTTCGGGCATGTTTACTAATGATTGCCATGTTGATATCACAACTCGACTGCGAGTTGCTTTCTCCTTTCCTGAGTAGAGCATGTGACAATGCGTTCGGGCATTCCAGCCTTCCCCGCCATACTCGATAAAGTCGTGAAACATTTGTGAAACCAGACCCACGGTAGGTACGATAACCAAAACCTTTTTGTTTTCAGGCGTAAGGTTCATAAAATGTCTCATAAGTGTGTAAATGATCAACGATTTACCCGATCCTGTGGGTGAGAGCAGCAAACAACGCTCTGCGTTCATACCATGCAGGATGGCTTCTTTCTGGTGATCGTGTGGTTTTACAGGCTTCCCACCCAACTGAATGTCCAAACCGCTCAGAAGCGATTCTAGGTGGTCTGCTGTCCATTTCTTTTTTGTGCGTTTTGGTATCTCAATCGTGTAGCCACGCTCCTTGCAGAACTTGACAATATAGGATTCTAGTCCTGCATAGATTTTCTGTGAATACATGTTGTATAGTTTGATCTGCCCGTCCCATTTTTTCGCACGATAGGAGGGCATAAACTTGTGACCGGGAACCTTGAATGTGAAGAAATCAGACAACTCTTTTGCATGATGTCTTTCACACTTCACTTTGATATTACAGGAGTCTAAGTCCTCGATCACATAATCTGGCATACATTAGTATTTATCCTCCAGAAAGGAACCTACGCCACTCAATCGCGTTCTTGATCTTTGTGTGGCGGAATGTGATTTCTTTTACGACTTCCTCAAGATAGTTTACGATAGACTGAATGTATGCCATTTTTTCTTTTCTCAGACACAAGTCATCATCGCCATTCATGTAGACGCTGATATCGTTGCGTAGAATTTTGTGGTCGAAAGGTTCCCATCCTTTTTGTTTTAGGGTTTCCTCGTCAATCTTTCCAGTGTAGTATTCCCACTTCAACTTGTAGAGTCGATTGTATTCGTTTGCGGCTCTCTCGTATCGGAGTTTCGCATCGTGGTAAAGATTGAGGTATTTGTTGTGCAGGTTAGGAAGACGAAGGCTCTCGGTGTCGAGTTCTGTGTCATCGATCTGAGCGTCCGCTTCCACCATCTTTCTTAATTCAGTAAGTTCCATAATGTAATCCTTTTTCCCCTTTCTCTCGTTGACACTCGTACTATAAAGGGATGTCAAGTCGAGTCAAGAAGAAATCAGCAGGAATCAATAAATTCATAGTAATCAAAAGCAAATGTGATATCTGCAATCAATGGTGTGAGATCAGTAATACCAGAATCAAATTCTAACCCTGAGATTTGAACAGGCATCAAATTGTGAAACAGTATTTCTTTCTTGGGATTCATAGCACTATTCAAAATATGAAGTGTCCCGTCTGAAAAGTGATGTTTCACGTTTGAGTCAAACTTTTTATGATCTTTAATTAAATATATTGACTGCATCCAATCATACAACTCTCGATAGTTTGCCATATCCTCATCAACTAAAAATGTGACAGAGAGTTGACCAAATGTTGCTTTGGTGTTTGGATGAACTGCGTTTACAAATCTATTTGGCTGAACTAAATTTCCATCAGTACCAAATGGAGGAAGTGATAACTTTTGAACAAAATATACAAACTTAGGCAATTTGAAAATATTAAATCTAAAAAAGTTAGGGAACAGATAATTTACGTTATCTGGTTGCCGCTCTATAGCACCGGGAGGGTTACCAAGTTGAAAACCTTTGGTCAATCCGGGTAATAAATCGCCGTCTGTATCAATAGATGTAAACCCACCCGTGACACTTTTTGTACCGGGAGAGGTGTAGGTATTGATCGTTCTGTGTAAATCCATGAATGGATTATTTGGATCACTCATCAATGTATTTAGGTAAAAGATAAGGGAGCCTTTCGACTCCCCTATCTTGCGTATTCAATTTTTAATTAGAATCAGGTGGTCACATCAGAACCGTGGAGGTTCAAGATACGGAAGATTCTAAAGTATTGGTTAGCCCGCATTGCACCAGCACCATGAGGATCTGACCGGTCGGTGTTAGCACCATCTCCAGACACGAATGGGTTGTTGACAAGACCGTAACGAGTCTTAAAGCCAATCTTCGGTTGGAAAGATGTTTCCGACACAGCACGAACCATTTGCAGCGGAACGTATGGGCAGTAGAACATACCAGCATCATATGGGCTGGAACCTCTGTAACCAACAACACAGTAATCAGAGCCGGAGACAGAGTAAGGATCAATGTAAACCTTAATTCTACCGTTCAGAGTACCAGCAAAGGTGTTGCCAGTATCATCAACTTCAAGGTTGATGTTTGGTGTTGGGGTCAGGCTCAGGAAGCCAGACATGGCGAGTGCCGAAGCAACATCAGAGGTGCAGATAATGAAGTTACCTTTACCGCGTCGTGTTTCTTTAGCAATCACGTTTGCTTCGCGGTCGATTTGGAACATCAAACCACGGAACTTCTCAGCAGACCAACGACCATCAGAGTCAGCATCCACATCGTAGATACCACCGAGTCCTCCGTGATTACCAACAGCACCACCATGATTTGGAGCGTCGGAAGCCTTAAATCTAAGGTCTGCTTGCTGTGCGCCAAGTTTAGCGTTGTTGTAAACGGTACGGATAACTTCGCGGTTGATTTCAGCAAGAATTTCTGTAGAAAGAATATTTGCCAACTCAACTTCGGCATCAAGACCGTGAACAGCCTTGAGGTCTTGTGCGAGTTCCGAGGTGTATTCAGCCTTCAGCGCACGGGTCTTAGCAACGACAGATTGACGGTCGATGACGAAGCCCATTTCGTTGAATGTGCTTGTTTCAAGATCAGCCAATGTTGCACCGGGGTCAACATCAAATCCAGAAGCACCACCAGCGGTAAAACCAGAACCAGAAGTACCAACAGCACCACGGTCACCCAGAGGGTCACCAGTTCCACCGAAGACAGGGAAACCTAAACCAGCAGTAGCACCATCATTTGCGTTGTTAGAGAACTTAGTAGCAGCCTCATCAAACAATGCTTCTCTACCACCTAATGGGAACGTGTCCAAGTCGGTGCTTCGAGGAACATACTTAGCCTTCATCGCAAAGATCAAGCCGGTGGGACCAGACATAGGCTGGACACCACAGATGTCATATGCGATCAGGTTTGGCATGGAGCGACGAACGAGTGAGATAAGGACAGGATCGAAAGCACCGACAGTGTTAAAACCACCATCAGTGTTGATAAAGGAACGACCCTGTGCGTTCACTGCGCCGGAGGCGGGAGTGGGTGCAAGGTTCGCTTCTTCACGAAGTGCCTTTTCTTGATTTTCAAGCAGGATTGCCGTAACATTTCTACGGTAATCGTCTTGAATGGGAGCCATTCCTTCACAGTTAAGAACTGGTTCCCACTTATTTTTCAGATTTTCAACAAGCATTTGTTCCATTAGAATCTCCTTCTTGGTTTATGAAACTTTGTTCTTATCGACAGAATTGATTCTGTTTAGCATGGTTGCGTAAGCAGACATAGTGGGTGACAATTCAACCGATTCATTAATAGCCTCTTCTTCGGGTGTAGCATATTCCTCAACGAGAGGGGTGGGTACGTCAGACTCAGTATTCTGGATCTGTCCAAAGAAGTTTTCTTTAAGTGTGGTAAGTTTTTCGTGGAATTCTTCAGAGGTGTCAAAATCAACTTTCTCAGAGAGTTGACGGAAGCGTGCCTCTTCAGAAACCGTTAAGCCTTGTGCAGCGTGTGAATAAATTGATTCACACTGTGCTTTCACCAAACCTTTAGACAATGAGATATTCTTTTCGATAGACTCATTGAGTTTATCTTCAAGATTTTCAATCTTGTCATTAAGGCTCTCAACAAGATCAAGCGATTCTTCTGGCATGGTGACATAATGCGTTTCAAAAAGTTCTTTCAAACCTTTCATAAACGACTCTGTTACCGAGCCTCGAATACCAGTGTCAATGGCAACTTCATTTTCCTTGACCCATTCATCAGTGACGTAGGACAAGTATTCATCAAGTTTGACAGCAAGATGTTGTTTCTCTTCATCGAGTTTAGATTCAAATTCTGCAAAAAGTTCATCTCTGATCGCGGCAACTTGATTTTCGACGGCAGTTTCAAACACTGCTTGAGCAGTCATTTTGAAATCATCAGAGAAGTCTTCGGAGGAGAACAATTCTTTGAATGCTTCAATAGACTCCATAGCAGGTTTCTTTTTCTGACCGGGGGTTGAAACCATAGACTCTTCTTCCTCAGATTTAGCCTTTTTCATCTTCATTTTTTGACCGGGAGTAACGAC